GGCACATAACCTGCTGAGTTTCTACGCTCATTCTCCCACGCTCCTATGGTTCTAGCCATTGCACACTCTACTGCTAACCGTAACTCAAAAAACTCCAGTTCAACTATCATATATAACGTCCTCACGCTTGTCTCTTTCAATTAAATAAGCAGCGGTTGCTGCCTGTTCGCTATCATAATAACCCAGATACCTAGTACCTATACGGGCCATCCATCTGCCATTACCCTTGTTGAAATAGCATCCTTTCGCCTCCTTAATCCTATTGTAGTTGTTACCTTCCTTGGTTGTGAGCCTCAAGTTTTCCATTCTGTTATCTGTCTTGTCCCTGTTGATATGATCTATCACCATACCGTCTGGTATTGGGCCGTTCTCATTCTCCCACAATACACGGTGCATAAGGTATTGCTTTCCATCACCGACTGAGCAGTACCTATAACCCCCGGTTCCTATCCAGCCCTTACCTTTAATCTCCCTCATTCTTTTCCTCCCTTGCTATCAAGAACTCTGCAAAGTGAATGATCTTCTTTAGATCGTCCACCCCTCCCTTCGATTCCCACCTCGTCACGTACTTCACAATACTCCCTTCACAGAATCCAAGGTCGTTAGCCATGATGTATTCTATTGGTTGCACTGCCCAGTTGTAATGGGGTGGGGTCTTACTTTTTGGATCGTTCATATATCCACTCTATTATCGCTTGTTCCATGTCCTGCATAGACGGGAACCTGTTGTTGTCAACGTGAAGGTATGTCCTGCTATCATTGCTGATCATATAACTCCACGACCTGTCATCATTCCTTGATCGCTCTAACCTGTAGTCGGTGTTGGCTACCCTGCCCATGTTAAAGGCAGAGGCCACTCCCCAGGTGATGCTGTATTCTCTATAGGTCATCTAATTCACCGGTTCTCTTAAGGTCAGTTAATTCACTTGTTCTCATAAGTGCAACTAATTCAGATTGTAATGTTTTATACATCTACCTGTATATTAGCATATCATTATGCAGTGTATCGCCTGATGGCTTTCCATACTGCCTCTTCACGTTCATCATCTGAGTCTGCCACATAGTCGTAGAAGATATCTGAAAGAATATCTATCTCCACAGACTTGTGTGATACCACCTCATCCAGGATGGACAAGGCAGTGTTCACATGGAAGGCTATCTGATGTGCTACTTCAAACTCATCCTTGATCATTTCAGTTCCTTCAGCCCATTGTACAGGGCTAGTGCATGAGCAAACGTTTCGTAGTTCTTGTTCCACTCAATGGTTGATTGGTATCCTTCCTGATACCGGCCTGTGCCCTTATCTAGGCGTAGTACCAGCGTCTGCTCTACCGCCCTACCATGTATGTCTTCCCATGCCTTGGCGTAGGCTGCATTCTGAAGGTGGTACTCTGGATAGATTGCTTTGCTGGTCTTCCAGTCGATGATACACATCGCTCCGTTGACCATCGCTGCACAGTCCAGTGTCCCGGCGTAGTGATCCATCCGTGAGTACACCTTCTCCTCACTCTGAAGGAAGTCGATGTCATTGTCTGCTACCCACTGCTCAAAGGCGTTGATCGAGTTGTTAGTCTCAAACCCTTCCGGTTTCTCTGGCATATTGTCATCACCAAACTTACCTTCATCATCCATGAACTGGTTGAGTGCCTTCTCTATCCAGTGGTGGGTGTCGTTGCCTATCTCTAAGGCTCCACCTGATGTACCACGGTACGCTGACTTGATACCCTTGACCATCTGGTTGAGGCCAAGCCTTGAGGTGTAGGTGAACATACCCTTGGGGTCTTCATCTTCATCTACAAATACATTCTTCTCTAACCATCCTGCTCCCATCTTCAGTGCCCACGGTATTAATGCAGGCTTGTTAATGATACCTAAGACCTTGGTTGCCGAGGGTACAGGTTTTCCAGCCACCCTATAAGCATGGAGTGTCTTATCAAACAGTAACTCTACCGTTTCTCCATCGTGATATTCAATAAGCATTTAACGCCTCTCCGTTTGTTGTATGCCATTGTGAATGACAGGCACTACACAACCACCTGACATCCAAAGGCTTTAGATAATCATCGTGATGACCTTCAATATGAAAGTCTGAGTCACAATCCTCACAGTTATTAGGTCTGGTTATCTTACCTAACCTTACCCAATTACTAACTTTGGTTCTTGCCCTGGATGCAGTCAATTTACTCAACTTGTATTTAGCAGACCTCTCCTTTGTCATACGATGTGGTCTAGACCTATCGCTCAAAAGAATGGGCTCCCTGTATTCCGGGCTCACCCTACGATCCTTTTCATACTGCCGTCTGCATAATTTACACAGGGCGTGGTGACCATTACGCTTTTTATGAAAGTCGTGCAGGGACTTTACGTCCCCACACGTAGTACAAACCTTCATTTAGAAAGGAACAGCGTCAGAGGAAGAACCCTGGGAGGGTGCATCACCGTTTGGGTTGTAAGGAATATCAACCTTACCACTCAAGTAGTTAGTACCCTTCTGGGATACCGAATTCCACAGGGAGATTTTGAACTCCTTGCCATCCGGGGTCTTCATAGTCCCGGTGTAGTCCGGTCGCTTGTCATTACCTTCCTTGTCGTTGGTGAAAAGGCTGACGGTTCCATCTTTTTGTACGTACTTGTCCATGTTTTTAGATTCCTCTAGTTGTTGACGGATCAGTTGATCCTGTTGATTGTACATCTGTTGCATCATATAACTCTCTTCTGAGTCGTTCATTCTCTCTTTCTCTGTCTTCATTTGCTCTGTTCTGGGCTATAAGAAACCCGAACATTATAGTGCCGACCATTAATACTGTGACAAAACATTCCATTAGATGCCACAGACTCCAGACATACACTGCTCTTCAGAGTTGTCTTCATATACTACGCCAGTCTTCTTGACTGCCTCTTCATACGGCACACTGGTGATGGGTTGTCCACCCCGGCTACCATCAGGGTACACTGTGAGGCCTCTAAGGCCCTTGGCGTACTTCTGAATGAGTGCTGCATACTGAGGGACTAGGTCCTCGTTGTTCAACTCTGAGCCCCACGAGGGTAGGTTGATGGTGCTGCTGATAGCCTGGTCTACATAGGCCTGGACATCATGCTGCATCTGTATCCTACGTTGGGGTTCTGCTGCTAGGTCTACTGCTGTCTCTATCTTCTCCGGGTTGATACCGGTGTCGATCAAGGCCTGTGCTGTACCGTCAATGGCGTACTCATACTTCCATCTTGTGCCATCGGTTAAGTACCTACGTTTTACTGCCACTGAGTACACTGGTTCGATGCCACTGGTAGTACCGGCAAGCATAGAAATTGTACCAGTCGGGGCAATAGCACGGTAGCCCTTGGGTCGGTTGATATACAGGCGATCACAATGGATGTCGGCTGATCTCTTTGACTCATCACGATACACCTTGAGCCACTGCTTGAGTTCATCTGTGACACCGTACTGCTCACCACGTTTGAGGAGCCACTCATGTATGCCCATCAGGCCTAAGCCTAGTCGGGAGTTACGTTGGCGTACCTCTTCAATCTTCTTGTAGGGTAGGTCAGCCCGGATCAAACCACAGACCAAGAACTTAGACACTAACCCTACCACATCCTTGAGTTCCTCAATGGACTCTATGTTAGCCAGGTTCACGCTGGATAGGTTGCACACGTCAGAGTCATCCTCTGATACGATCTCACAACAGGCGTTCCTGAGTGTCTCATTCTGGTGGATACCAAAGTTGAAACTAAACCCTGGTTCCCCGGTCATCATGGCTTGCTTGACATTCTGCATGAACACTGGATTGGATTGGTCTTGCAACCAAGCGTCATCGTAGTTCAGTGACACGTTCATCATGTCTAGTGGGGCGTGGGCATTGAAGTCTTTAGCCTTGGCTGCCTTGATATCTTCACCCCAGTTCTTGACAGTCAAGAAATCACCGGCATCCTCATGTCGCCAGTTCATTGATCCGTACATGGCTGATCGTCTTGACCCACCCTGCATTACGTTCCTGCCAATCTCATTGGTGGCTAGCAGGAAGGGGATGGGACCAGAACTAACGCCGCCTGTTTTACTCAAGGTCCGTCCCTTGGGTCTAAAAGCGGAGACATCAATCCCGATCCCACCACCGGTCATCAAGCATGATCCTGCTCTCTGCCATAGGTTGGCCCACTCCTCTCTGCTATCTTCTTCTGCCTTCAGTAGGTAGCAATTGTTGTAGAACCTGGCACTACGCCCACCGTACCACAGATACCGTCCACCGGGGAGCCACTTGAACTCCCTCATGTACTGGATCAATTGGTCAGCGTCTGCCTTGTCCATTAGTTTATTCTTGGTTCCACCGACATCACCACATACCGAATTGATTACGGTGTGGCATCTGTCAGCCCATGTCTCGTATTTATTCTGAGCGTATTTCGCCTTGAATATGTTGAGGCCGATCTCTGTTTTGAACTCTGTCATGAATTCCAATCCTTAGTAGATGTTTCTTTTGCTGGGAAGTTGGGGTTCGGGTTCAACATGAACGCCTGACCCAACTCACTATTGCCTGACCATACCAGGCAAGCCTCTGTCTCTGACTTGTGGATGACAAAGGACATGGTGTTCTTATCTTCAGACACATACATGATCCACTGTGTACCACCGTCTAACAGTCCTGCTACCACTGGTACTTCACCGTGGGTGTTCAATAGTTCATCCCTAA